CCATTGCTGTGTTGCGCTGCCTAAACTGTATGTTACATTCGCACTAGGATTTATGTTACCATCAAAACTGGCTAGATAAGATTTAACATTGGCATTACCGTAAGAACCAACCACACCCCCCGCTGTAATAACATTACCGCCCGCTGTGACACCATCGTGTATTCTTAATGTTTTAGCCTGTGTGTCAACTGTAATTTCGCCATTGATACCAGTATAATTGGCATTTTGAACAGTGTTACCACGTTTAAATAATAGTTTTGTTACATTTACATTTGCTGTCATGGTAGTAGTCCACTGTCAATAACGACCTCATTCAAGTTAGGCGCCGGACTGGTATCGGCATAATAGGCTGGTAACACTTCTAGATCCAATGGTGCAGTCCAATTGGCATCCACATAAACCACACGCTCATTGCCTGTTGCTGTTTCCACTGCTTTCAGTGTAAGTTTATAAAATCTCTGATCTAGACTGTTTACATCTGCTTGTGCCACAGTAAAAGTTCCGCGTCCTTTGGCTTGATCTGTAAACGTCACTGCATAATTATAGGCAGTTACTTCATTAAGTGGGTCTTGAATTTCGGCTTCTAAACTGTATCCAGTAAGATCAACGGGTTTTTGATCTTGATTGAGCGCGACAACTTGTAGGGTGTTGTCAATACCTTGGTAAATTTTGATAGGGCGGCTGTACACGACTCTGTTCCTTGGTGTGAAAATACTTTGATCCCATAATTGGACCGTGACTGTATTTGGATATAAATAAGCTAGAATTTGCATTATCTTGTATTTATTGAAAAATGGATGAACCCAATTACCAGCAGTTACTTAAAAAATACCCATTCTTAACCTACCTTGTGTACGGTGGCAACGAATACATTGGAGTTATCCAGAATCTAGATGAAGTGATTACTACAATTTACGACTACGGTGCGTTAAGAACTCTAGAACAAAAACAACAATTTTTAGAGCTAGCAGAAACTTGGTGGTGGGAAAGTAATAGACTGATACCAATCAATGTGTTTCTCAAAACTGAATGGTCACCTTTTAGAACAGTAGTTAAAACAATGAATTCAAAAGATGTGCAAATCAAGTTTGGCCCGCAAGTGAGCCTAAAAGAAATTGCTGCCAAACGCAGCAAAAGAAGAAGTATTACTCTTGTTCGGAAGCTTGGCTAAGCAAGTCCATATTAACAGCTACTAGATGTGCATATCCCACTGAATGTGATTTTTTAAAGAAGTATGCACCATCTGCAGGCCTGTCCCAAATAGTTTCAGCCACTTCTCGCCAGCTCCGCCCAATCAAATGACGCTTGGCCGGACGAATCACAGCCAAGAACATAGCAAGTCTAGCGATTGAATTAACTGCTTCAGGCATCTTGATCAAGGTATCATAATGTGCGCCTATATGTATTAATTTAGCGCAAAACTCAGGATCATACAGTCTATCCCATTCAGGTTCTTTATACATTAATTCTTGTAAATGCTGTTCTGACTGTACCTGTTGATATAACCCTACATTTAGAACATCTACTTTGATATATCCTAGTTGCTCAGCCGTTTCGTAATCTAAACTAGCCCGACCAATAAAAGGATCACATGGTATGTCAGTGAAATAAACACCTGTGTTGTGTTTTGTATTTTTGCCATCACGAATAATACTTGCGGCAGTATGTTGGATCACAGCGAGAGCTTGATCTCTACTGGCTACATCAATATCAATGTCACTTGAAAATTTCATATCTAAAAGAATCTAAGCTGGGTAAGTAATCCGCTAATTTAACATTACGAGACTGATCAAGAGCATCATTGAATTCAAAAAATTTCTTTAACTTTTGAATTTCTAAATTATATTCAATTTGGTAATATTTAATCAAACCATCAACAAAACTTTTAAGTAATATACTATTATTGTAACACTTGAGTGTTTTAATTTGCAATAGGTTATCTAATACATCATCTCTATGTGGATGCAGATATGCGGACATAATATCATCTTTTACTTCAGCCAACTGACAATGAACTAGCTTTCCGGCAAATTCTTTATCAAAAAATTCAAACAGTTCATATAAGTTAGCCACATTATAGATTGACACAGTGACATTAAAGGATAACCAGTGTTTATTTTCATTGACCCATTTTGCGTTTTTAAAAATTTTGTTCCAATTAGCAGGGAATCTTATGTAATAATTTAACGATTCTAATCCATCTATACTAAAAATAAATGATACATTCGAAAAGCAATTTATTTGTTGTTTAAATTTTTCACTAAATCGAACTCCATTTGTATTAATCAGTAGTTCAAAATTTGTATTATTTTGTTTTATACATTTATCTAAAAAAGCATCAAATTCTATCATAGCAGTTGGCTCACCGCCGGCTACATATAGTTTGTGTAGATTTGTAAAATCTACTAGATCAAAATTAGTGTATTCTAATTTTTTACTATCTATTGGTACTAAGTTTAAATGTTTATATTCTTGATGTATTAAATTACTGTCTGCCGGACTACAAGTTCTGCATTTCAAGTTACAAACATTGCTAGCTCGTACTTCATAATACACAGGATTTTCAATTTTGTTTAAGTCATCTGTAGAAGCCAAATTCAACCTATTAGCCCATTCTACTGTTTCTTGTTGTCTGGCGCTCAGTATTCCATTTTGTTCTAAGCTATAACACGATTGACAATGCTCGGGCAATTCTATTCCCGATAACATCTTGGCTCTTATTTTTTGATACTCTTGGTTAGTTTTAAAATCACCTAAGTTTTTATATTTTACTATTGGCCGAGATGATCTACAACAAACAGTAGTATTACCGTCATTTACTAATAATTCAATAAATGGAAAAATACAAAAACTTGTATTAGAGCTTACTAATTGTTCCCAATAGTTTATTTCATGCAGTAACTTTTTATCAAGAAATTCAACTTCAACGAACTGATTTATTATGTTGGCTGCTTTGATAGTCAAATAAAATGCATCTGGGTGTGTATAAGAATCCTTGTTTTGATTCAATACTACAACTCTATCAAAACTTTTTTTTGCCAGATCTATTAATTCGCCAAAATCAATATCGTATATACTGGAATGATAATAACCTGGTTCAATAGACACATCAGGAGAATTTATCAAACCAAAAAAAGCTGACTTGTTTATTTTTGCTAATAATTTAGATTTGTTGTCAGTATCTTGTGTGTTATTACCCAAGCAAAGTATTTTCATAGCTCTGCTTCCTTCAAAACATACTTGCACCACTCTACATCGGCCACGTAATCCTTGAACTTACGATTCCAGTAATCAGGATCAATCCAAGGAAGAACAATGGCCAAATGCTCTGTAGAAATAGACTCAAGAAACTCAATGCCACTATCGCAGTTATATACAAGCCAAGGGCTAACGCGACCAGTGGTAATATGATGACAAATCCTATTATGATTGCCGTACTTAAAATAATGGCTGTAACTAGCAAGCCCACTATCTCCATTTGCGTATTCCTCCATTTGTTTGAGGCCGCGTTCGAGTGCGTCCTGGACTGCTTCTCGCCTGATATACTCATGTAACCATTCTTCGTAAAACTTGTCCTTGCACCAATGGTCTAATTTTTTATTGTTCTTTAGTAACCAAGTTGTAAAGCTGTTGCTGTTAATACAGCGAATAGCAACCAAGTGTCTGCCGAACTTAACAAAAGCATTGTAATACGGACTTGCAACGAAGTCAGTATAGCTCTTAAGCTGTGCGCTACCTTGTGTAATTTCAAAAAATTGTAGATACGCTCTAAGACCAAATTGCACTCCTGTTTCTGTTTCTTGTTGCCAACGACGTTTGGGCTCACACAAATGAGCTGTTAATGTACTTTCTTTTCTGAACAATCGCTCACAGTATTTACATTTATAAAAGTCTGTGGTCATTTATGTATTTGACTAAAAAATCGTTTAATATTTGATGTTGTCCTGGCTGCCTATGTTTTATTTCTTCAGGAACTGTTTGAGGACCAATAAAGTTACCTGGTCCAGAAATTGTAGGAGGCACACCTTGTTGATGTTGGTAGAGTATAGCACGCCATGCAAAACCTTCAATAACATTAATGCAAGTATTAAAATATTGCAGTCTAGGATTTCCCAAATGACAATCATATGCTGTATCAGCTTGTTGATATACTACTACACTATGTCCTCTACTTTTAAGACACGTAATGGCAGCAAGAGTTTGATACATTAAATCTTCTACTCTGTCTAAGACCCCATAGACCTCTGTTCTAAGTTTGAATTCTACAAATTTTTCGCTTTCTTGCCTAGACCAAAAGTGTTCCCATCTATTACTAAATTCTTGATTTTGGGGATTGATCCATCGTCCTTCGAAACTTGTGTTTTCGTCATCCACCGTACAAATTGGAAGCTCAGATCTTTGTATAAAAGTTAAACCAATAACATACAATGTAGGATTATTTGCCTTGTAACTATGTTTAAGAGTAGTACGAAGAATACGACTATTAGCACTACCGCCAATGGCCAAACTTTCGGCTATAGGAATATTCAATTTATCAGCTAAATCATAATGACCGTTGCCACTGGCATATGTCTCCATGTAACTACAACCATTTACAACTAATTTTTCTATCATAAATTAGATTTTATTTGTTTTTCATCCCAACCATGTTCTCTAGCCAACTGTTTTAGATCTGCTGTGTCATTAATTTTTGCGAGTAACTCTAATTCATCCTCACTGTAGGTTGGATATATCTGTCTTAAAAATTTAACTGCTTTGCTGTTTGAGCCTTCACGTTTCTTTTGCTTGATCCATTCGTGTCTGAATGAACCCA